TCAGTTGTAATTGGGTTACTACTAGAATGATACCTAAGCCCTGTATCAAAGTGATATAACGAATTTGATACAGGAGTTATCCTTTCTTTTACGGTAGGAATAACATTCTGAGGCCAAGTTTTTGAATCAGTTTCGTCAAATACTTCATTAAAAATAAATGTATCTCCGTCGCTGTCATTAAGATAGTACACTAGCGTAGAATGAGGAGTATAACGATCTACATGTGCGCCGTTATACTTGCTAGGATTGTTATTGACTACAGGAGTTTGTAAATTAATTTTAATCCTTATAAAATTATTAGGCTTAACTCCAGATAATTTTGTAAAGTTGTCAGCTAGTATTCCCATATGGGATAATACTTCTGAAACTTTACCTTTTTCAATGTCCCATATTGTATGTGTTAGCCCAAAGCTTCGACACAGAGTTGGATCAACTTTTGCGGTTAGATCAACAATATATGCAATGTTGGGTTGATAATACCAGGGAAAATCTAATCCAGTTATTAAATTATACAGTGTTGTGTGTTGCTCTTTGGTAAGGATGTCTTTATATAGCATATCAAATAAAATTAAAGTTTATAACATATCTAGCTTTGCAAGTTACAGGATTAGAACTTGCATGAAATCTACAGCTATCAAAGAATACGCCTTTACCAGCTTCGGGAGTTATTCTTTCCATGATATTGAATTGTTTAGGTAATGCGTCTGCATTATCAACCGCAGTTTCTTTGAATAATACAGTGTCTCCATCGCTATCGTTTATATAGTACAAAAACGCTCTAGATGGCATCATATCCGTGTGAGGATAATTATAATTTTCCTGCGTAAATGTTTTATCTTGTATCGTGAGATTAATTCGTATCCTTAATATACTGTTGACATGTACACCTACCTTGTCTGCAAACATGTACAATACAGGAATAAGTAGCCCTATGTCAGATGAAAATACTGTGCCATCATCCAAGATAGGATGCGTAAACTGCCCATTGTCAACAATATTAGGATACTGCTGCATCTCTTGATACCTACTGCTGGTATCAGCATACGAAGTATTACCGTGCCATTTCCAAGATATCTTATTCATAAGAGATGCAATGTGTTCTTGATACTGCGCAGGTATTGCATTTTTAACAACAGTAAACATTAATTATTCCTAATATAATCTAAAAAAGAATGATGATCGATTAAGGTAGTAAGATTTAGATTTAAATTTTTAAAATATTGATTTTTAATATTACAATACTCACCTTGTCTTTGTCCAGTATTTAATGAATCAAAAATTTTCTTGGCAAAAGCTGGATTAAAAAACTGCTGACCATTTCCGCATGCATAAAAACTTTTGAGTCCCCAGTCTTCGCCAATTCCTTTAAAGTCGTCGTACGATGGGATTGTAGTTTTAGAATGTTCGAGTAATGGCAACAAAGAATCTGGAATTGTATTATTGCTAGTAAAATTTGACCAAAACTCTGTATCGGATCTATTTGTAATGTAGTGAAAATATACAAAACCTAACGTGTTATCAGTTAATGTAGAAAATCGATTGTTAATTTTATCAACTAGTATTTGATCTCTAGTAATGACAGCACCAATATTTTTTATCAATGACTGTAACATCATAATTGAAGTCCAGATAGAAGTTGCTTCTAACGGTTCAATAAATCCACTGGACAGTCCAATAGATAAACAGTTTTTTACAAATATTTTTTCAAATCTACCTGGTTCAAAATCAATTGTTCGCGGAACATCAGTTTCAAATCCTAGTACTGTATCTATTTCTGCCTTAGCTTCATCGTTGGTAATTTGATCGCTGTCAAATACATATCCGCATCCATATCTACCTTGTACTGGAATACGCCACATCCATCCGTGCTTCATTGCCAGTGAATCAGTATATGGGGGAATTATGTTGGTAGGATTTTGAATAAAAAACGGCATGGCTCGTTTTACAGGCAGGTATTTTTTATAACTTATCCAAGGAGTTTTATAGAATTCTCCTATGATTAACCTTTTGAATCCCGAACAATCAAAAATAAAATCACCATCTATTATTGATGTTTTACACACAATAGATTCGATATATTCATGATCGTCTGTAACAATACTAGTAATTATATCATCAACTACATTGATTCCTCTCGATATTCCAACTTTTTCTAAATATGCTGCGAGCTTAGTGGCATCAAAGTGCAATGCTATATTACCTAATCTTTTAAAATGTAAAATTGGATCTAGATCTTTATATGCTGCTGTGGAATCAGGAATAAATCTTACAGAATTTCTTTCACTTGCTATTGTATTGAAATTGATATCGTTAAATAATTTCTCATTGGCGATATATTCTAAATCTAAAAGAGGATAATCAGTATGTGGTAATTTACTAATCAGTGTATGATCTAGATCGTAATTATCTGGAAAGGAATGGTGATAATATTTTCCATCTCCATTCCAGTTGGAAAATCGTATACCGTTTTTTATAGTAGCATTGGCATGTTTAACAAGATCGCTTACTGGTATGTCAATCTCATCTAGAAAGTCTATAATATGAGGAGTTGTTCCTTCGCCGGCACCTAGTATACCAATTTCGCTACTTTGTATTACAGTAATACTACTTGAAGGAAATTGTTTTTGAACAAATAATGCAGTGATCCAACCAGCACTGCCACCTCCTACAATGATAAATTTATAATTAGTGTCAACAGATTGGTTCATTTCAATGCTCTGCCTAGATTAAACACTAGGGTTATTCTTCCATCCTTGCTGAAATTTCTAGGAACTTCGTGAGTAATCCAGGACTCCCATATTAAGAATAATCCGTCCTCTGGAACAAAATGAACTCGTTCCCAATTTGTAGAATTATCAAGTTTTGGTAAAGAAACAAATTTTCTAAATGATCTAGGATCGTCAAACACTATAGGGGCGGAACCAGGAGGAACTTGTAGATAAAACACCCCACTCAATAAGGAATTAGGATGAGTATGGGCAGCGTGAGAATCATTCTCTCTCATCTCACTGGCAAAAATCTGTACTGAAAATGTTAAGTCAGAAACATCATATCCTAACTCTGTTAGATAGTTGTGGCCAGCTTGTTCTATAAATTCTTTAAACGGCGCAATATCATCAAACGTTGACAGTCCGCCATCGGCAGTATACGTATTTTTATAGCTCCATGTATTTGTTATAAATGAATCATCAGCAAGATATTTTTTAGCAACTGGCATCAATTGAGTTGCCAGCTGTGTATTTTTAGATACAGAAATTGCTGTTGGAAAAAAATAGTCTATGTGCATATAATGTTAAAATTAATGTTGAGTCTAACAGTATTGGTTAATGCAAACTTGGCAGCATGATAATGTTTGCCATCAAATAATAAAAATCTTCCTTTTTTTGGTTCTACTTCTTTAATAATAGTATAATCTGTTTTGGCCTGACCATGAATTCTATCAAAAATTACAGTGTTGCCATCGCTGTTGTTGACATAGTATATAAGAACAAAATGCGGTGTCAGAGCATCAACATGCGGAGTTGTATAATTTGTAGAGTCAAATTCAGAAGACTTAAATTGTAAATTTGCTTTTGATCTTATAAGATTTTTAAACAATATACCCGACCTACTTATGAATCGATCAAGCACAAAATCTGATATTTTATAATTGATCGATTCTTGCTTTTCGTTTTGGTAAAAACTATGTCCAAGTAACACTGACTCTCGAGTATTGTGATCGCTATCTATTTCTGCATATTCTAGTTCAACTGTGCGATTGCTAACAGTGTTTGCAAAAAACCAAGGAAACTTTGAATCTTTTAAAAATTTCTCAATGTGATCTGACTCTGCAGTTTCAAGAATATCATCGTAAATTTTGATCATGTTACTCGGTGAACCTTATGTATGATTTAGTTAATGATTCTGATTTATTGTGCGGAAGTTTTGATGTTTTTAAAAAACCAATACTGGGTCTTCCATCCCACTTATAACTTGAAAAAGGTCCGTTAGCATCAACATAGTGTAGGAACGCCTGAATATGGTACGAACCTTCTGGCGCAATAAATTTTTCTCTCCAGTGCTCTAAATCGCATCCGCGATAGATTACAAGATCTCCGGGGTTCATTTCACATAGATTACCATCCATAAAGATAGGCCAAGAATAAGAACCAGTTTGTTCTTTGTAATCAAACTTAAATGTAATAGTAGTTGAAACTTCGCAGCTGGGTCGATCGGTATGACTGTGCAGTTCGGCTCCGGGCCTATACACTCGATAGTAAGAATATGTTGGGTACAAACTGAGACCCGTATTTTGTTCCATTACAGGAAGCATATGCATCAGCATAGATTCCATTAGCGGATCACCATAACTACTATGTGAGTTACGTATTTGACAATGAGGCCCTTCTTCGGGGCTATAATTTTGTTGCTCGTCGATTAATGAATAGTTAGAAATTAATGAGAGTAGGTCAGCATCAATAGCATCTTTGATGTAAACGTACCCCTTAGATTTAAATTTTTCAATATTGTTCATATCATATTGGTCTATCATGCAACCAGGTAACTAATGAATATTTTGTTCCACTTGTAACATTGTGAGCAACATGTCGGTAGGCGTAGTTTGATGGGAACAGAATCAACATTCCTTTTTCTGGTTTTAATTTGACTTTAAAATTTGGAAATTCAATTTCCCCACCTTCGTAATTATCGTTAAGGTAGATAATAGCACTCACTGCACGACCAATATCTGTCCCGCCGTCGTAGTGCTCTTTGTACCCTTCGCCGGCACGATATTTTAATGCATTATACGGCTCGTGATATATTGGTTCGTTTATTTGATATTTGTTAACATAAGGAACAGTAGCAGCCAACAGCAAAAAATACATTTGATTGTGTATGTCTTGCATTGGTTGACTGTTTGAACCTTGCCCAGACCCAGTAACACTAAGGTGTAAATTAGTCCTTGCTTGTTGTAAATGCCCTTGTCCCACAGTGGTAGCCCTACCCCATCCTACGCCTGATTCAATATTGGCACAGGTCGTTTCTATTTGTTGAATTGTTTCTTCTGGATTAGGCCAAACATTTTCAAAAATATCAATGCAACCTCCAACGGTTGCACTTGCTTCGATATGTCCCGAAAATAAATTGTTGATAAACATTATTGTTCCTTTGTATTGTCTTTGTGTATATGGGTTTTTAGATATTGATATAAACTAGGTTGATTTTTTGCCGCTTCTAACCACCTTGTTTTTCGCTCTTCAAACATTCTAAAAATTGGATCCATCTGTTTTTTCAATGACACTTTTTGATATTTTTCTCTTAAATCTACAGTGACTTTGTCTAGAATAAAATAATTCATACCCACACTGACCCATGTAATTCCGCCAATGTCGGGAGTTCTAAAATTAAACATCTTGTCTTCTTGCAGTCTAAAAAATCCAACAGCATTATTGGGTTCTAGAGTTTCCATGCCTGGCTCGTATACCCGGTTGGCATTAGCTTTCCAATACTCTGTATCAGTTCTGATACTTAACGCATAATGCAAGGCAACAAATTCAGCAAAATTGCGCCACAAGCCAAACACAGTTCCATTATATACATCCATGTCCCATTGTGTAACAGCCGGGCGTTGCAGTGTTTTGATCAATTTGAATAAAAATTCATGTACTGAAAACAATCCATTAGACTCTAGTGGTTCAATAAATCCAGCACTTAGCCCGATGGCTACACAGTTTTTAACAAACGTTCGTCGGTGAATTCCTACTCGCATAGGAATATCTCTGTATTGCAGTGAGTCAACTTCTTCTCTTGTTCTAGGACAAATCATCTTGTCACTCATGAGATACACTTTAAATTCTTCTAATGCATCCTCTGAGCTAATGTACTTGTCGCTGTATACGTATCCTGTGCCTAATCTTTCCCAGCTAGGAATATTCCATGACCATCCGTTGCCCAATGCTGTTGAATTGGTAAACGGTTCCATTTCACGGTCTTTGTCCTTGTAAGGCATTCTAGTGGCCCAGGCACGGTTGTTTGGTAACATGTGATTATATGAAACAAACGGTTCCTTTAATGCTCCGCCTAGCAATAGACTTTTAAATCCTGTACAGTCAATGAATAGATCTGACATTACCTGCTGTCCGTCATCCAGCACTAATGACTCTATGCCATTGTCGTTGGTGTTAACGCTAACAACTGTGTTGGCAAGGTGAACAACTCCCCTAGGCTTACAATATCTTTCTCTCAGCCATGCACCAAATTTAGTTGCATCGAAGTGATATGCTACATCTGAATCTGGACTATAGCTGTCAAACTGACCGTACTTATTTAATGCAAATTTATTTTGATCCCATAATGCAGCAGCAGGAAAAAAACAATTTACAAAATCCTGAACTGGTGTATCAGGATACAGTGCTTTTTTAGTTAGCCAATCTTGCATGCCATCGTGCGTGTCTTTTATATAAGGATGTCCAAACGGATAATGAAATCCGCCCGAATCTTTCTCATAAAAGTCGGTAAATTTGATGCTCATTTTATAACTGGCATCAGTGTGTGTCATGAAATCTTTTTCGTCAATTTCTAAAAAATTGCAATAGTCATTGATTCCACCAAGCGTGCTTTCGCCAACACCTAGAATTGGAACATCGGGACTTTCAATCACAATAATCTCCTTAGCAGGAAATGCCTTAACCAATGCAGCAGCGGTCATCCACCCGGCACTGCCGCCACCAACAATGACTATTTTGCCTAGCGGTTTAATCATTTAACGCTGACCTCTTTCTCGAAGCTAGTAATTGCAGCAGCCAATGCAGTCAACATGTTCGCGTCAGGGTGTTTGATTTTAAATTCTGCCGATTTAAATTCTGAAAGAATAGACAGTACCGCCTCTGAACTTAGTTCGTTTGATTCAAATTTTGATTTGGTATCTCGCAGGACGTTGCAAACTCTTGTTAACTCTTCAACATTCTGTTCTCGGATGGTGGTCTGTGCTTGAAAATGATCAATAGATGTTGCTAGATTATGTACCGGTGGTTCTGGAGGCATCCAGGTACCTGCTCCAACTTCTGGTGATGAACTCATGTTATTTCTCCTTAAATTTACTATTTTTAATTAATCTGTTATACAATACCGAAGGGGAAAATGCTATTCTCCGTGCCGACAACGCTGCATAATCATAATATTCTCTTGTGCAATATTTAGTTGTTATATTTATCTTGTGCTCGGTAAGTGGAATTAATTTTAGAAAAGGCGTTCCAGCTTCAAATTTTACAGTATAACTCGATGATGTGATTGGAAAAAATAAATTAACATGCATGTTGAAGTTATGCCTAAATTGAACATTCCCATCACAGAACACAACATTTTGATCGTCAAACGCAGAAGTTAGATATGTAGGTTTGGTCATAAACCACTGAACATTTGAATTGCAATGTGCAATCCACGGGCTTAGAATCTTAGTATGCAAGTACTTGGAAGACAACTGCGGAAATTGTTCAGCAGAATGACTTGATATCATAGACATTTCTTTGTATACGTTTGCGTATTTCCATTCTAATATTTGATTTTTTGGATCAACATAAACTTCAAGATCACTCCATAGTGGTACTGTTATCCCGGTGGAAAAATAATCGTTTATTGCAGGACATTTTCTAATTGTGGATCCGTGATGAGGTTCAAAGTGTGGATTTTGTTGTTCGGTAGGAATTATTGGAGAAGTTTCTTTAAACCAATCTGGCAACATCTTATTGCTAGAAACTGGCGGCAAATTCTTTAATAAAAACGGATCAAATGTAGAAAATGTTATGTTTGGAACTTTAGGTTTACAAAAGAACATAGATCAACTCTTAATTTTTTCAATCAATACTCTATCTCGAATTGGGGTAAATTCGGTCATATATCTTTTCCTTTAATTGTTTATTTTATAAGCAATTTTTCAATAATCTTTTAGATATGAATTAGCTCCTCTAACATATTTATTGTACAAGTTTTTACTGATTATACATTTTGGCTTGTAGGTAATAAATACAATATAGGAGACAGCAACAGCATGGCGTCATCAGCACCAATTGTAGATAGAATTAGAATTATACCAAGACCTAACGATTTCTTAGATCGTAACGTAGGTTCTAACGGTCAAGTTTATTTTAATAGTGATTCTAGTAGCCTTCGAGTGTATAACGGAAAAATTGCCGGTGGTTTTGAAATTGCTCGTGCTGATTTAAATAATGTCACTGGTGCAAGTTTACTTTCAAAACTAACTATTACAAACGACGATATAACCTGGATAGCATATGCCGAACTTGTAGATTTGCCAAGTGCAGCTGACAATCACGGAATGTTTGCACACGTACACGTTACAGGTAAAGCATACTATGCTCACGCAGGTGCTTGGATAGAACTCGCTAATCAATCAGAAATTAATTCTATTGCAGACATATCAGAACTAACTGATACAACAAATTTACTTTTCGACGGAGCATATAGTTCATTAACTGGCTCTCCGACTATTCCTTCTGCACTAACTGACCTAGGAATTACAGACGGCTCCACAACGCAAATTTTAACCACAGATGGTGCAGGTAACTTTACATTTGAAGATGCACCCGAAACAGGATCAACACAAAATTTATTTGCTACAATAACAAGTGATGATGGATCAGCTACAGCTAATGCAGTTACAGATACTCTTAATGTATTAGGCGGGACAAATATAGCAACAACTATTGCTACAGACACCAACAATCTAACAATTAATATGAGTGCATTTAGTATTGACTTCCTAAGTGATGTTGACACTACTAGTTCAGCACCAGCAACAGGTAATGTACTTAAATGGGATGGTGCTAAATGGGCACCTGGTGTAGATGCCACAACAGGTGGCGCAGGAACCGATGCTGATACACTTGACGGTTTTGATGGTTCATACTACCTTAACTGGGCTAACGTTTCTAACAAACCTAGTATACTTACACTAGCAAGTTTAAGTGTTGGCGTTGAACTTACAGCCGCAGGCGATGGTGCAATTAGTTATGATAACACATCGGGCGAGTTTAGATATACACCACCAAATTTGAGTACGTATCTTACTAGTGTACCTGCACAAACCTTTGCAAGTTTAACAAGTAAGCCAACTACATTATCGGGATACGGTATTACTGATGCACAAGCAACTTTAGTAAGTGCTACGAATATTAAAACAATAAACGGTACTAGTTTACTAGGCAGTGGTGATATTACTATTGCTGGGGGCGGTGCTGGCATTGCACTTACAGATCTAAGTGTTGGATCAGAAGGTTCGGCAAGTGGTGACGGAGCAATAGGGTATAACGACTCAACAGGAGTGTTTACATATACACCGCCAGTTATTCCAGCAGCACTGACTGATCTAAGTATTAGTGATGGGTCTAACGGACAAGTACTAACAACAAACGGAAGTGGTGCTTTTACATTTGCTACTCCTGCATCTGGCGTAACTACTTTTAGTGCGTTAACTGACGCATCTACAGCAAGTATAGATATAGGAAAAATATATGAGCCTGCTATTGCAATGCTAAGAGTTGATAATGTTGGAGTAAATGCATACACATTTCCTAGCCATTACAGTGGAAATAATCCTACTATCTACGTTATAAGCGGAACTACTATAGCATTTGATTTAGATAATATTTCAGGACATCCATTTGAGATACAAGACAATACGCTAAGTGCATTAACTAGTAATCTAGTACACGTTACGTCAACTGGTACCGTTAGTACAAATAGTGCAGCACAAGGAAAGTCTAGTGGGACACTATATTGGAGAATTCCTGAAAGCGTCAGCGGAACATATGTATATCAATGTACTAGTCACTCAAGTATGTTTGGTAGTATTGTTATTAAAGATCTTTCGAATCTTTAATAATTTTATTTAATTGTTGTCTTAATCTAACACTATGTTCGACATTTTCTCTAACTTTAGTTGGATCAATTGATTTATTAATTACATCATGAACAGCATCAATATAACTATACTGGCTAAGTAGTTTATTTAAAATATCGTAGCAGTTCTGCTTAACGCTTTTGTTAGGTATTCTGTCAATATCTTTTTTATATTGTGCATAGTCTTTTTTAAATTGTTTAGATTGAGAAATTTTAAGCATCAGTTTAACCTATAATAATCTTCGGTATTATTGTTGTTACTAGTTTCTGCCATAGCACTGTTATTTGCTAAATTTTCTAACATAACTGGCATTAGTGCAGGAACATAAAACACGCTGCCTTCTTGTAGTTCTCGGGCATATGTTTTGCCGTCGGCAGTATCTATCCACTGAACTTTAAATTTACCTGCGTTAACAAACCAGCTCTTGGTTTTAGCTTTATGAAAATGCAATGCTAGTTTGCTGTTTAATTTTTCAAATACTAATATTTTACTACAGTATTGTTCAGTATTTGTCCAAATAATTTCGTAACCGTAATTTGTTTTGTTTTGTAATTCACTCATTTAAAAATCTCTAATCTAATAAATCTATAACTTTAAAAACTGTTTTAAGTTTATTTAAATTGACTTTATTTTGTAAGGTGTTGTTTAATCCGTGATGCAGTGGTCGCGGCCATTTGCCAAACTCAACCCATGCATATCCGTCATGTTCATCGTTTAGCACAGGCATAAATTCTTCTTCAATTACGCACAAATATGTGTGAAAGTGAAAACGTGTATCGTTGCTAATAAACGTTTCTAAAGGCATTGTTTTCTTAATAGAAATTTCACCAATTTCTTCAAAGATCTCACGTTTAAGACCTTCCCACGGAGTTTCGGCTTTTTCAGTGGTGCCACCAACTAATCCCCATAAATCACCCGAACGACCATTTACTCTATGTAAGAATAAAAATCGTTTAGTGTTAAGGGCGTATACAATTGCACCACTACAGATGATAGTATTTTGACTCATACTAATAATTATCTTAGTATGCAAGTCTCCATGTGCCATTTGGATATTCACCGTCGTATGCTAATATCCATTCATCATTTTCAAATTTGTATTGTTTACCAGTATTAAGATTAGATGTATAAACAACAGTAGTATCTTGCGTACTAGCGTCAAACACTACATGCCATTTTGTACCATCCCATTCAATAATGTCATTGGCTCCTGCAACAAAGTCAGAACCGTCAGTATTTTTCCAAGCATCTGGACCATCGTATGCATAGTTGTCAGGTGTTTCGTAACCTGCATCTTGACCAACATTAACGCTATCGTTAATATCTGCAAGTATTAATATGCGAGGATTAGTTGATTTTAAATCTGTAGGGTTAGTTTTGTACGGATTAATAATATAATCAATTTTGTTACGATCTCCATTAGGTCCACTAATAACTGTATCTGCAGGAAGTGTATCCGTATCCCAAGCTATTGACAACTCGTATGTATCTAACGGATTAACAACTACAGTGCCAACAATTTCGTTAGCTAAATCTTGACGTTTTAATCTTAGTTCAGTAATTCCTGCATCAAACTCAAATGGCATAGACTTTAAATAGCCCGGCCACGTTTCAGCACCGACGATACCTTTTCTCACTAGTTTAGCAGTAGTACCTAATACTAACACTCCATAATTATCATGTGCTGTTGAAATTGTAAAATCTACATCAGCAATAAATGTACCTTCGTTTGCAATTTTTTCTTGTATCTCGCCTGTATTTGCAACTACAACTCTAGTTCGTATGTCTGCTTCTGCTACACCATTAGAAAAGCCTGCTCTTGATAAATCAAGATCAATTGTTCCTGCTGTCTCGTTAAAGATACTATTAATAACTTGTGTAATAACACCAAGACGTTTTACTTTTACTGGAGGACTAATCCAAATAGGTGTAGTAAATGTTAGTGTAGCAATGTCGATATCGCTTTCTGTACCTGTAGGAATTGTTCTGCCGCTAAATGTTAGCCCTGTCATATTAACTACGCTTAAACTTGTCCAGTCGATGTAGTTATCAGTTGTTTGAATCTCTAAACTTGGATTAAACAACATTAAAATTTGTTCTAATATTTGTAGCTTTTGATCTGTATTTGAACTCCACACATCAACATTAACAGTTAGTGTATATGGAGTAGGCATCA